TGCGCGCTACCTGGATCACCGGCGCGGCCGTGGCCGCCGTGGTCCGGTTGCGCACTGCACGCACCTGGCCCTCGGTGAGTGAACCGTACTTGTTCAGGCTCTCGGACAGGGACTGGGCAAACGGGTTGCTGGGGTTCTGGTCCAGCCAGTCCATCACGTCCGTGTGGGCCATCGCGAAGCGAACCGCCTTGTCCATGACTTCGGACCGGGCTGCGGCTTCACGGGCGTGGCGCGCATCGGCCATGGCAGCCGCCCCCATCACCGCGATGCGCTGGTGGGCCGAGGGGGTAAGGGACTGGGTGGCAAGCATGGCGTATCTCCTGATCTTCGATTAATTGTATATGGAAACAAAAAGATGTCAACGGGAAAACGGCAGGGGGCGGGGCAGTAGGGCGGCTGGACACTCCCCTTGTCCAATCTAGGGGTACGTCATGACCGTTTCGTCCAAGGAATTTCTCAAGGGGGCTTACAACGCCACCCGCTTGCTGGGTGACAAGGCCATCACCTCCGATGCCGTGATGGTCATCGACGGTTTTGAGTCGCTGCAGTTGCTGATCAAGCAATTTCCCTGGCCGGAGCTGTCCACGGTGGGCGAGATCGAGGTTCCCATGCCCATGGGCGCCGCCTCCTGGCAGCCGGGCCAGCTCAAGATCAACCAGCAGGGCGCCATCTCCATCATGGAGACCGTCGGCGGCCAGGTGCACGACTTCAGCGAGCGCGTCGCCGCGTCCGGTGGCCGCTTCCAGGCGACCGTCTACGAAGGCACGCCGGAGCGCTTCTACCGTGGGCTCAAGCTGGTGGACGCGTTTGTGCAGCTCGACAACCCGGACCGCGATTTCGAGTCGCGCCAGCAGGTGCTGCTGGTGACGGGCACGATCTTCTTCCACTACTTCGGCGACAAGGTACCGGGCAACATCCCGGTCTAATCGAGGCTGACCGTGATCACACTCGCGCAGCTTGCGGACGAGCACTACGCCGCTGGCGAGTCTGGCGGACTTGTTCTTTTGCCGGAGCAGGTGCTGGATTGCGCCTTGCAGGCTACGCGGCACTACGCGGCGCACGGTTTCATCGCCAGCCTGACGGGCGCGGACAATCTCCCGGCGGCCGGCGACTCGCCCCCGGAGCAGGATCCAGTACTGATTCCCGCGTACCCGGTCAAAAACATTGCCGACATCGACGAGAACACCGTGGTGGCCGTGGGGGAGTGGTCGGTCATCAACCCGCTTTTCAAGCTCTACGTCGAGCGAGCGAACGCCATTCGTCTGGAGGCATCGCGCGCCATGGGCCTTGAGCCCTATGGCCGTTCTGTGAGTGAGGTGCAGCAGGACATCACGCTCATGGAGACCGAGACCCTGCCCGCGCGCGCGTTTCAGCATGAGATCGTGACCGTCGGGGCCTGACGTGCTCATCTATCCCGAAGGCTCGGACAGCGCGCTGCGCAGTGACCTGATCGTTCGGGCCGTGCTGCGCTCGGATCTGACACCCATGCCCCAAACCGTGGAGCTGGAGCTTCGCGACACCTTGGACACGGAGCCAATCGCCAATGGCTCGAAAATCAAGGTCGGGCGGGAAGAGGCTGAATTCCTGATCATCAAGAACTCGCCCGGGGGCGACAGCGGGCGCACCCAGGGCGACCGGCCGGTAAAGACGCGCAAGCTGGTGGGCATCCTGGCCTCCTGTGCTGCCATCACGCAGCGCACCCAGCGCAGCATCGTGCGCTACGGCGCTTCTCTGGGGGAAATCTACCGCGCGTGCGGGGCCCAAGTCACCATTGAGCAGGACTTCACCGTGGGAGTTTTTGCCTGCTTCAAGGGCATGACCCCCTCGTTCGAGATCGCGAAGGCGCTGCAGGAGGAGGCGGGCGCGCTGGTGCTCAACGAGGGCAAGGTCGCGTTCCGCCGTTTGGGCGAGATGCTCGACCAGGAGCCAGTGGCTACGCTACGCGAAGACTCCACGCAGGGTGTGGACAGCGAGTTCCTGGAGCGTCATAAAGTCCCGTTCGCCTTCTCGACCGACGCCGCCGGTGTCCACATCGCCACGCGCGCGGAGGTGGGGCGGGGCGTCATGTACCGGCCGCGCGCCGACACGCGGATCCTGAACAACCTCAGTACGGCGCTGATCCTGCGGCGCAAGGCCCGCAGCGACTTTGCTCCGCACCTGATGGCGGGCATGAGAATCGACATCGCCGGGCGCCCCTTCGCGGTGATCACGGCTGCGCACGTGGTTGACGGCGGCGCCGACGGTGGTGGTGGGCAGCAGTACTCGCAGTTGTGGCTCGGGGAGGTCGTGAAGTGAACAACCTGCCCAGCCGCTGGCCCGGCGTGGTCGTCAGCTACGACGGCCCCACGCGCACCTGCAAAGTCAGCATCCCAGGCATCACCGATGGATCCAGCGAGTTGCCAGTGGCTGTGTTCGAGAACCCCCTGGGCGACCGCGCGGGCGAGACAGAGATCCGCATCGTGGCCGGCGACACCGTGTGGCTGTCGTTTGAATGCGGCGATCCACGCTACCCCATCATCACGGGCTTTCGCACCCCGCGAGAGGGAAACCCGGTGAACTGGCGGCGCTACCGCCATGCCAACATTGAATTGACGGCCGACGGTCAGATGATCCTGAATGCAAGCGAACTGATCATCAATGCGCAGACAACTGTCAATGGTGACGTGGCGACGGTCGGCGCGCTGACGAACAACGGGCAGAACGTCGGAGACACCCACTACCACGACGAGCAGGGCGACTTGTCGCCTACCAGCACAGCGAAAGGCTAAAAATGAAGTCACTGATTTTCGATCTGGACAAGGGCGGCAAGGACCGCGCGCTACGCGAGGCCCAGCGTCTGTTCAACCGCGCGGGCGCCGTGGTGGTGACCAGCGAGGTGGACGCGGGCCTGGCCCGCCGCGCGGGCGTGTCCTTTCGCAACGTCCACTTCACATTCGCGGATGGCCAGCGCGTGACCTTTGCGGTCAAGCTCACCGGTGACGTGTTCGAGGTCCGGCTCAACGGCAAGGCCGTGCCGCTGCGCAACCAGGACGACCACGCGAAGGCCATCGGCGAGATCGCTGAGCGCATGGATACCGCGCGCGGCGCGTTCCAGCGTGCGCTCGCCAAGGTGCGCGTGCCACTGCCGCCCAGCATCCGCGTGTCGCGGGTCTCCATGCTTGAGACGCTGACCGCGCGACGTGATGACTTGCGCGTGGCTGTGGAGCAGGGGCGTGCAACGCTTGCCGGGCTGACGCCCGCAGCCTGACGCCGTTCGCTCCATCGAGGCCCGCTGCGTGCGGGCTTTTTCATTTGGGAAAAACGAAGCAGTTCACGCACGCCCCCCCGCGAAGAATGCGTTCTCAGGCATAGGCGACCTCGCCTTGCTGGAAATGTCCAAACCCTACGGAGAAACGCATGAAGCCCGTTTACAGCACCAATTCCACGCGCGAGGTCAGCAACTTCCTCGACAGCATCGCCCCTCAATTCGAGTCCGGCGAACGCGGCCAGGCCATCCTGGACGGCGTGAAAGACCAGATCAAGAACAAGCCCGGCACTGCCGCATTGCCCGCCCGCCTGCAGGCTCTGCTGGGTCGCATGACCGAAGGTGACGAAGGCCGCGTGCTGGACTCCGTGGCAGCCGGTATCGCCCACTTCAAGGCAGAGCACGGCACCCTGCCCACGGCCGACGTGATCGAGGCCGCCATCCAGCAAGGCGAAACTGCTTTCATGGGCATCGACCAGCGCGGCAACCTGCTGGACTCGGCAACCTCCGCTCACCACGACCAGATGTCGCTGCAGCCCAATCGCGCTGTGGTCGCAACGCTGTCGGCCATCGCTGAAGCGATCCCCTTTGCCGCCTACCTGCCCGTGGACATCGGCTCCAACCAGGCCAAGCTCGCCATCCTGTCGCACATGGCGGGCAACACCTATGGTGACTACACCGCCAACGGCCTGATGGATGGCACCGCCGCCGGCGACGTGTACACCTCGTCTTCGCGCTTTGTGCGCTTCGACATCAGCGGCAGCCAGCCGTTCAACCGCAAGTTCACGAAGACCAACCTGGCCGACGACCTGAGCTTCTGCGATCCCAACGGCGTTGCTCTGCCGGTGCTGCGTGGCCGCACCATCATCTACGTCAACGGTATCCCCGTCGGCCAGGATGCAGCCACTGGCTCCGCCGCCAATTCGCCGATCAGTTGCACCGCCAACATCGCGGGCGTGGACTACACCATCGCTGGCTATGTCACCGTGGCGAACGGCGACGTGCAGCTCAC